AGACAGCAAAGAATTATAATGATGCCTGGGTATTAGTAGAAGTCAATGATATTGGAGAACAGGTAGCAAATATTCTTCATTACGATTTAGAATATGAAAATATGCTGATGGCAGCAATGAGAGGTCGTGCTGGACAAGTTGTCGGGCATGGTTTTTCTGGTAAGAAGTCACAGATGGGAGTTAGAACAACAGCACAAGTTAAGAAACTTGGTTGTTCTAACCTAAAGACTCTGATTGAAGATTTTAAACTTCTTACTCTTGATTATGAAATTATTTCAGAATTAACTACATTTGCTCAACGTCATAATTCTTTTGAAGCAGAAGAGGGATGCAATGATGACCTTGCAATGTGTTTGGTTATTTTTGCTTGGTTGGTTGCACAGGAATATTTCAAAGAAATGACGGATAATGATATCCGTAAGAGAATTTACGAAGAGCAAAAAAATCAGATCGAACAGGATATGGCACCATTCGGATTTCTGGATGATGGTGTCAATGATATGACATCATTTACAGATAAAGATGGTGATCGTTGGCATACTGATGAATATGGTGATCGTGCATATATGTGGGAGTATTATTGATGGATTTAGATGACCAACTAAAACTAGGTCATCTGCTCCTATATGAACGGGAGTGTAAGAAATGTGGTGTAACTAAAAATCTTGTTGATGGGTTTTATAGAACTAGAAAAGATAGAGGACCCGTTGCATCTTCATATTCTTATGAATGTAAAGAGTGTACAAAGAATAGAGTAAAAAAGAGCAGTAATCATTGGGAATATCCCGATTGGTAGATTTCACGTCTCAATTCCCCACTGAAAAGCACCTTTTTAATAAATAATTTCAGAAATATTCTGGACCAAGGAGACCGAAAAGATGCCTCTAAACTTAGCATCTCCTGGAATTGTCGTAAGAGAAGTTGACTTAACTATTGGAAGAGTCGATCCAGTTTCTGGTTCGATTGGGGCACTGGTTGCTCCTTTCGCAAAGGGACCTGTGGATCTGCCTCAGTTGATCGAAAATGAGGATGACCTCTTAAACACTTTCGGCAGACCATACTCAACCGATAAGCACTACGAGCACTGGTTGGTTGCTTCCTCTTATCTCGCATATGGTGGAACCATGCGAGTTGTAAGAGCAGACGACTTTAACACCACAACTGGCGTTGGACTCAAGAACGCTTTTGTTGGGGCAGCATCAAGCGTAAGAATTCTGAGCACTCAGAACTACGAAGATCTGCAATACGACGAAAATCCAATCACCAACGTAACTGTTGCCGCTAGAAACCCTGGTACTTGGGCAAACGGCATCAAGGTTGCTATCATCGATGGAAGAGCAGACCAAACCGTTAGTGGTATTACAACTACCAATGTTAATGTTGGTTACGGTTTCACCGCTGCAGTTCCTGCTGGTACAGTTCTCCCTGGTTCTGGTTCAACTACAACTTTGGATGGTTACTTCCAAGGTGTTATCACCGAAATCGGAGCAGGTTCTCTTGGACTGAAAATCAACAAGCACGTTACCGCTGCAGGTGTAGTTAGCGATGTTGATTATCAGCAGAATGGTGTTTATGCACTGCCTAACACAGGAAGCATTGGTATTCACACCGAAGCAACTGGTCAATTGACCGCCCCACTTCACACTCGTGCATACACCAGTGAAGTTGATTGGTTTGAAACTCAAAATATCGAACTCTCTGTAGGTAAGATTGAGTGGGATCAAATCGCAAATCGCCCTGGAACATCATCATATGCTGCTGCTAGAGGTGGTAGATTTGATGAAGTTCACGTTGTTGTTATTGACGACAAAGGAACAGTTACAGGTAACGCAGGCACAATTCTTGAGAAGCACCTTGCACTTTCCAAGGCAAAGGATGCAGAATTCTCTGTTGGATCTCCTTCCTACTGGAGAAAGTATCTTTACAACAACTCCAAGTATATCTTCGGCGGATCTGCACCTGCTGGAACAACATCAATTGCATTCAGCGATAATGGTGTTGCACAGTTTGAACGTGACGCTGATACTGGTTGGGATCAAGATGCTGATGGCGTAAACTTCGGTGGTTGTGGAGTTCAAACTCTTACTCTCGGCGGTGGTTTGAACTATAAAGGTAGTGCAGACTATACAACTGCTGGTTCTCTCGATTCTGGACTGGATGATATCCAATCTGGTTACACCTTGTTCGAGAACACTGAAGAGTATGAAGTTGATTTCATCCTGATGGGTTCTGCAAACTACAGCAAATCTGAAGCACAAGCACTTGCTAATAAGTGTATTGCAGTTGCTGAAGCAAGAAAGGATGCAGTTGCATTCATCTCTCCATATAGAGGTGCATTCATCTCCGATAGTCAAACAGGATCTGTAACTAACTACGATATTGATACTGTTACCAATAACGTTTTAAGTTTCTACGCTCCTGCAACTTCGACTACTTACGGTGTATTCGATAGCGGTTACAAGTATATGTACGACCGCTTCAATGATACCTTCCGTTATGTTCCTCTGAACGGAGACATCGCTGGTACTTGTGCCAGAACCGATCTCCAACAGTTCCCTTGGTTCTCACCTGCTGGAACTTCTAGAGGTGCAATTCTCAATGCTGTAAAACTGGCATACAATCCAGGAAGAAAGCAAAGAGATGCTCTCTACACCAACAGAATCAACCCAGTTATCTTCTCCCCTGGAGCAGGCATCATCCTCTTCGGTGATAAGACTGGATTTGGTAAATCTTCCGCATTCGATAGAATCAACGTTCGCCGCTTGTTCATCTATCTGGAAGATGCAATCTCGGAAGCTGCTAAAGACTTCCTGTTTGAGTTCAACGATGAGATCACAAGAACCAACTTCGTAAATATTGTTGAACCATTCCTCCGCGATGTTCAATCCAAGAGAGGTATCTTTGATTATGTTGTTATCTGTGATGAAACCAACAACACTCCTGAAATCATTGATTCCAATGAGTTCATTGCAGACATCTACATCAAACCAGCAAGATCGATCAACTTCATCGGTCTTACCTTCATCGCCACCAGAACTGGTGTTGCTTTTGAAGAAGTAATCGGCTCGGTTTAATTCACTTAGATTAATTCAAATTAGAGGTTAGAACAAATGCCATCTAGACAACAAATTAATCCACCCCCACTAAGGAAGATTACCGACTTCAAGAGTAAGTTAACGGGTGGTGGCGCTCGCGCCAATCTCTTTGAAGTTGTTCTTCAGTTCCCTGATGCAGCACAACCTGATTCAGTAGTTCTTGAGAAATCAAGATTCCTGGTCAAGGGTGCTAATATGCCTGCATCCAACATTGCTCAGATTGAAGTTCCTTTCAGAGGACGTGTTCTGAAAATCGCAGGTGATAGAACCTTCGATTCCTGGACTGTTACCGTTCTGAACGATACCGACTTCTCCATCCGCTCTGCTTTCGAGCGTTGGATGAATACAATCAACAGAGTATCTGATAACACTGGACTTGTTAATCCAGCAGATTATCAATCCGATGCTTATGTTTACCAGTTGGATCGTGATGGATCTACCTTAAGATCCTATCGTTTCTACGATGTGTTCCCAACTCAGGTATCTCCAATCGACCTCTCTTATGATGCTCAAGGCATCCAAGAGTTCACTGTTGAACTTCAAGTTCAGTGGTGGGAAGCAACCAAGGGCACTGGTGCAAATGCTGGCGGTGAAGACATTAACTAAATAGTTAAATAACGAGACCACCAGAACTTATTATGGCCAAGCTTTTTGGTTTTTCAATTGACGACAAATCTAATAAGTCACCTTCGGTTATCTCCCCCGTTCCTGAAACTAATCAGGACGGGGTTGATAACTATATTAGTAGTGGATTTTATGGACAATACGTTGATATTGAAGGTGTCTATAAGACAGAGCATGATTTAATAAGAAGATATAGAGAAATGTCTCTCCATCCTGAAGCGGATGGTGCTATTGAAGATGTAGTTAACGAAGCAATTGTTAGCGATCTTTATGATTCTCCTGTAGAAATCGAACTTTCCAATCTTAATGCTAGTGAGAGCATCAAGAAAAAGATTAGAGAAGAGTTCAAATATCTCAAAGAAATTTTAGATTTCGATAGAAAGTCTCACGAAATTTTTAGAAACTGGTACGTAGACGGAAGAGTATATTACCTAAAAGTTATCGATATGAAGAACCCTCAAGCAGGGATTCAAGAATTGAGATATATTGATCCTCTCAAGATGAAGTACATTCGTCAAGAGAAGAAAGATCCAAATGGAAAGAAACTTGATACTGGATATGCCAGAGTAAATGGCAAATCTCAAGATGAGTTTCAAAATGGACCTGAATTTGAAGAGTATTTTCAATACACACCATCACCCAACTATCCAACAGGATCTTTAGGTGGTAGAGGAAAATCAATCAAGATTGCAAAAGATGCAGTTACATATTGCACTTCTGGTCTTGTAGATAGAAACAAGAATACGGTTCTCTCATATCTTCACAAAGCAATCAAAGCACTCAATCAATTGAGAATGATTGAGGATTCTCTGGTTATCTATAGACTCTCAAGAGCACCAGAACGTCGTATTTTTTACATTGACGTTGGTAATCTTCCAAAAGTAAAAGCAGAGCAATACCTCCGTGAGGTCATGTCTCGCTACAGAAATAAACTTGCATATAACGCACAGACTGGCGAAGTTCGTGATGATCGCAAGTTCATGTCAATGATGGAAGATTTCTGGTTACCACGTAGAGAAGGTGGTCGTGGAACTGAGATCACTACTCTGCCTGGTGGACAAAATCTTGGCGAACTTGCAGATATTGAATACTTCCAAAAGAAACTATACAGAGCACTTGGTGTTCCAGAATCCAGAATTGCTGCTGATGGTGGTTTCAACTTAGGTCGTTCTTCTGAAATTCTGCGTGATGAACTTAAGTTTGCCAAGTTTGTTGGTCGTCTGAGAAAGCGTTTTGCTCAGATGTTCAATGATATGTTGAAGACTCAACTGATTCTCAAGAATATCTGTACTCCAGATGATTGGGAAATAATGAAGGATCATATTCAATATGATTTCCTTTATGACAATCAATTTGCAGAACTCAAAGAGTCTGAACTCATTGGCGGAAGATTAGGTCTTCTTGCACAAATGGAACCATATATTGGCAAGTATTATTCCACAGAATTTGTAAGAAAGAGAGTTCTGCGTCAAACGGATCAAGAAATTATTGAGATTGATGAGCAGATTGAAGATGAGATTCAAAAGGGTATTATTCCAGATCCATCAACAATTGATCCTGTAACTGGTCAACCATTGCCACAAGCAGATCCTGCTGCAGAACAAATGCCAGGTGAAGGAAGTGGTATGGAAGGAATGGGTGCTGATCCAATGGCAATGGGTGAAATACCTACGGATCCAAACCTTGATGCACAAGCAGCAGAAATGGCAGCAAGTATTGATCAACAGTATGCGAAAGATACCAAGAAGGCTGACTTATAAATAGAACATAAGATTATTATTGAAATTTATGGACGACGTTATCGATTTGATCGCTACAGATGGTTCACCATCTGATGTTAGCGATAAAATGAAAGAGATTTTGTATGCGAAAGCAGCAGAACGTATTGATATCGCTAGACCATACGTCGCAAATGCAATGTTCGGTCAAGAGTTTGAATATCCCGAAGTTGAAGATGAAGTCGAAACCGAGGTTGGTGATGAACCTACCGATGAAGTAGTCGACGAAGTTGAAACAGAAACTGAAACCGATTCTGAAGAATAATGGCATACATCCGTCACGACGAAAACTGTAATCCTGTAGATCCACAACCTGGAAAAACATCGGTTACACAATTTGGTGGCAATGAAGGGTGGTCAAGTGTCACATATGAAAACTTCAATGCCGATTATCAGGCACGCAATCCAGATAATACAACAAGAACTCCTGGCACATATCAAGCACGAAATGCTGATAATACAACTAGGACTCCTGGAACATATCAACGTCATGATGAAAACTGTAATCCAGTAACAGATTAAAAACAATGAAACTTATCACAGAAGAAGTAACAAACGTACAGGTTATCACCGAAGGAAAAGGTGCTAACAAGAA